AACTGCAGAAATTGCGGACACGTAACTTTTACAACCGAGGGCGCTACCTGTGCATTAGGTAAAGAGGATTTAAATGAAAAAAATATGCTTGAGTTTAAGGAATGCCATAAATACAATCCAGAGCTTGTGCATGAATTCTTTGTCGTGGATCTTGATGACGAAGGACACGTTCACTATCGCAACGAGTCTGGCACCGAGCTTGTTAATCGAAATTCAAACGACTTTAGGTTAGAGTTTAATAAATTAGGAGGATGATTTGTTAACACCAAGATATTATCAATTAGAAGCAATTGATTCTGTAATTGAATATCTTTTTGACCATAGTGGGAATCCATTAATCTGGATTCCTACTGCTGGTGGAAAGGCATTAATACAGGCAGAAATAGCAAAGCGTGTTTATGAGTTCGCGTCTGATCAGCAAATGATATTTCTGACCGACATAACGGCACTGATAGGGCAGAATAAAGATGAGCTATTGGAACAGTGGCCTGACGCTAAAACATCTGTGTACAGCGCCTCCTACGGACAGAAAAACCATAACGGTGAATTAGTTTTTTGTGGAATTCAATCTGTTTATAAGCAGGCTGATTTATTTAAAAACGTATCAGTGATATTTATTGATGAGGTTCACCGGGCTTCGCTATCAGAAAAATCAATGTACAAGAAATTCATAGACGGCATAAAGAAAAACAATCCATTCGTTAGGATTGTGTCAATGTCTGCGACCCCGTGGAAGCTCAACACTGGTACCCTTGAGGGTACTTGGATCTGCGACAAGATAGTCTACAAGATTGAAATGAAGACTCTGTTTGATGAGGGCTTTCTGTGCCCATTGTTGACGCCACCAACATCAACCTACGCCGACACTTCAGGTCTCAAGGTTAGCTCGACAGGTGAGTTTGATGAGAAGGCGATGCAGGAACTAATGAACAATGATTTTCTTATTGATACCGCAATAGACGATGCAATGAAGTTTGCGTCAAACAGAAACAGTATTCTTGTCTTTGCTTCAGGGGTCGATCACGCTGAAAGAGTAAGGTACGCGCTACTCAGTCGCGGTGAGACTGCAGAAGTTATTGTTGGCGAGACAGATACCGATGAGCGAAAAAGAATAATAGATGATTTCAGAAACTTTAAGTTGCGCTGGATTATTTCTGTCGGAACATTAACGACAGGCTTTAACGCAAAGAATGCAGACTTGGCGATAATACTGAGGGCAACTCAATCTTCATCTTTGTGGATGCAGATGCTTGGTCGATTACTTCGGACGCACGAAAGCAAGACGGATGCTATGGTTCTGGATTACGGTCAGAATGTTGAGCGATTCGGCCCGGTAGATATGATTGGGCCTCCGCCAACAAAAGAGCAAAGCAAGGAAGCAAAACGCACACCATTCAAGATCTGTCACAGTTGCGAAGCGCTGATTAAATATCTTGAGAAAAGCTGCCCATTCTGCTTTATTGAGTTTGGTGGTGATACTACGCCAAGTCACGGCACTCAAGCTTCAACAGGTAAGTTAATGGATGGCGAAAGGAATATCCAGACAGTAAATATAAGCAGGGTCTCATACTCGAATCACTACTCGCACAGAAGCAAAAATAACTCACTAAGAGTTACATATCATCACGGGCTTGAAGAGATACACGACTACTTCGACTTTGAGACGCAAGGATGGCAACGTGCGAGGGCTTGCAAGTGGTGGGCGACAATGGTTAGCCCAGAGATAGCGAACCACTGCCCAAAGCACTTACAGACGGCTCTGGTTGAGCTTAGGCAGTTCGGAATGAAGGAGATAAAGAATATAGTAGTGGATTATACGGACGTAAAGAAAACCTCGGGAGCCAACCTGATGGGTCACAAGATTCTCAGTTTTGGATTAGCTTAATGACTCAAGGCAGGCTTTATATTTAAAGACCCATTCCCTTCTATAGTAGTTTATAACCTCAGCGGCATTTCCTATGTCGCTTTTTTTTGCCTTGTCTGGAATTTCACAGTTATTTGGTTTTACTATCGTCTTGTATTCTATCGTCTCAATAACTGTTGGTACATTGACAACTTCAGTCTTGTAAACTATCTGTGGAGATTTCATCTGCCAACCAATCAGGAATGACACACTGATTAAGGTTAGAGCTGAGAGTACGATTTTCCAGTTTTTTAATAACAGCTCTATCGTAAACGTTAGCAGCTTTGAAAACATCGATTGAATCACTGAACCCTTCAAGGTCTTTAATACATTGGGTAAGATCGTCATTAATGCTGTCAGCAATATTTTTATTGTCACTTGCCATCTCCGCAGATAGTTTTGCATTTCTTAAATTTAATTCAGCCGCTTCAACTAAAGCTACTTTCTCAGCCTTTATATCTGAAATCTTATAGTCAAGATTACTGGCTCTATTGAATTGCCAGCCACCGAACGCCATACTTATTAGTAGTGCAATAGTTACAAAATCCATTAGTCTTGATCCGAATCATGTCTTACATTTTCAAGTACAAATTTAAGTACACCAATAACCGCAGCGTAGATTGAAACGAAGCCAGCAATAGTCCACTCTTTCATATCTTCATGCGATAACTTAAACCACTCCCATGCATCCCATGCTAGCCACAAGAAAAACATTGTGACCAGTATGTAAAGTATTCTGTACTGCTTCAGCAATACATGAAGTGGTATTTTAACCTTCATATCTTGGCAAGTTCCTTTGACAGCAAGTCAAGAAAATAAATAGGATTGTTATTGTAATAAACGTATCTGCGCTTCGGTTCGTCCGGGCAGATCCACAGCAACCTTTCATCGCGAGTATCAATATGAATCAAGGTCTGCTTCTCGCCGCCAAGGTGCGTATCGAAATACATTCCAAATCCACCGACAGCTTCAACAGACTGGACCAGCGCCCATACTCTAGCGGATGATGAATTGTCAAGAATGAACAGGTCAGTGGCTTTTGATTTATAATCACCATTAGAGCCTACGCAATGAAGGCTTGATCCATCTTTGAAGCGCACATGGGCTTCTGGGTCTGGACTGGGAACCATAGCAGTGTTGCATATCTCGCGGACATCTTGTGCTACTTCAATTATGCCATCAGACATAAACCCTAGGGCCTTTGCTGGCCACTCGCTTCTTTTTAAGCTCATTCTACACCTTTGAAAAATACTGAATTAACTGGGAACCCATTGCAGGTGTGGTGAACCACTGAGCTTGTCAGAGAGAGACGATCTGCAGTTACGCCTACGATGATAGCAGACCAGTGCTGAACGCCTTCTGCGCGACCTTGAGGTGCGTCACGGAAGAATGCCCTGACTGTGCCGGAGCTTTTAGCGCCCTCAATCAACCAAGTCATGCCATTAAAGTCACATTCTCTGAATTTTACAGCAGTTCCTGACAGTTTTACTGCGGGTTGCCCTTCGAGGGCGGTGGGGGTTATTGACTCAACTACTAAATTGGATACAACTGGAAATGCAATACCATGTATCTTGGCTGATATGTCACCCTGAGAGAATATCCATAACCAACCTACAGCCAACAGCATTGCAAACCATGACATATAGACGCGCCTTATGATATTAGCCATGCTTTAATACCCCCAGCGATAATCCCAGATGCCGTAAGCAATGCAGCAATAGAGGCGAAAGTCCATACTATGAACTTGAACGCCCTTCCTGTTGCCTGCCATCCCCTGTAAGCCATGATCATCTCGTGAACAATCTTAATGTCTTCAGGGGTGAACTCTGGGTCTTTTTTTGCTTGTCTCTCTAACTTCTCTAGGGCATCCATAATCAAGATCCAAAATATATTTCTCAATTATACCATGCTAAGACTCGTCATCCTCTATTGAGGGTAATGAGTGTGGTCTACCGCCTTCAAGGACTACGCTTAACACTTTCTCAATTACGATCCAGTGCCGAGCATTAGTTGCACGAAGGTTTTTACCAACAACACTAGATGCCGTCTCATCCTCATTACCGAAGCGATGAATAAGATCCGGTGCTAGATTTAATAATGGACTGAACACAACTTGCCAATATTGATCAAGACTTGTCATTATATTGTTAGCCCATTTAGTGAGCCATGTTTTTACTTTAAATGCGTATCGGATGAACATTAAAAGCAAACAAGCTAAATGGAAATACAAAATAAAAGGCTCAATTAGCCAAAGCCCATAAAGGGCTAAAGCTGCAAGACCAAAAAATACAGCGGAGTATAATCCCCGCCACAAAGATCTAAGCATCTTCTTTTGGCTCCTCTAGCGACTTAGTAAGCATATCGACGAAAGCCTGTTTACTTACCGATAGTTGCTCAAGCTCGAACTGAGACAAACTAACCTTCCGCTCAATGTCGGAGATATGGTTAATCATAATTCGCTGCTGATCAGTAAACTGATCTTCAGTATACTCAGTGCCGTTAACTGTAATTACTTTTGCGTCTGTCATTTCTTATCCTTGGTTATTGTTGGTCGGAGCGCTATTCTACCACGGAACGCCAGATGCTTTCACAGGTGTGACTTGCAAGTCAATATTAGCTTGCAAGCTGGCCTCTGTAGCTTCTTGATCGATACCATCCTCAAAGCACCAACCGAGAACGATCTCCTCAGTCAATTCTGCGTAAGGCACGAAGTCTGTAGCCTCTGGGTCTGGGCTTGGCACCATTGCAGTGTTGCAGATCTTGCGTATCTCTTGCGCCATCTCAATGACTTCAGGGGCAATAAACCCCAGCGCCTTTGCTGGCCACTCTTCGCGCTTTAGGCTCATTAGATGCCCGCCTTTGTCCGTAGAATTGAAAGCAATATAGATCTTGCAGCAAGCGAACCGATGCCGCCGATAACACCGCCAATTAAAAGCACCCAGTAAACACTTAAGCCCAGAGCATAGATGGCACTGCCACCGGCAAGGGTCATAAGGCCACATGTCGCGCCTTCAAGCGCAGCGCGCTGCCATGTCGCTTCCTTGTCATCGCGTAACACGCGTGCAACGGCAAGAATGACGGCCAGCATGATCGCTATCCATTCCGGCGGAACTCGGTTTGTAAGGCTATCAAACATTGGGCGCTTCCATTAGTAATTAATTAATTTTTACTATTATACAGGTCATACAAGACTTTTACTTTCTCTTTCAAAGTCTCAATGTCCGCGTAGCTTTTAGCCAGCCAAAATATAAGGCCAACAAAACCGACGATGATTGGCCAGAGCGCCGGGATTATTTCTAGGAGGCTAACAGATTCCATTATTGCCCTTTAGGCTCCTGCTTCTAACGCTTCAATGCGAGCGATAAGCTCTTGAATCGTTGCCGTCAATAATGGAACCAGCTTGCTTTGGTCAATGCCCTGGTAATCTGGAACAGAGCGCGTACCCATGACGGCCTCTGTGACTAAAACAGACTCGGTAGATTCCTCAACAGCTTCAGTAATAACCACGCCGTCTTCATCCAGAACAGCTTCAACCGCCGGAATAATCACATCTTCATAGACTGCCGGAGTGACTTCATACTCCTCGTCCATCATTGCGTCTTTAATTCCTGTTGCTGCTTCTGGCACTACTTCTGCCAACTCGTGTGCAAAGAAACCGTCGACTCGTGAACCGTCAGCTTTCCATGCGAAGTTTACTGGGCGCAGTGCTTTAACTCGCTCAGTAGCGCCGGTCATTGCAACTTCGTCTTCTTTTAATCGATAGTCGGATGAGGTGTTATACGCCGTGGCCGATCCAGATACCGAAATAGTGCCCACTTGTGCGCCGTCGTTTGAAAACCCGACGGCGGTGCCATCAGTGCCAGTTCGATTTACGTTGACCACCTTTGCACCGCTGGCCGTAAATAGAACAGTGCCGTTTGCGTTTAAAACGGAACCGGGGACGCTTACATCTGCAACAGCCTTACCCACAAGTAGGCTGCCGTTTGAATCGATTCTTACCCTCTCGGCAATTGAAGCAGAATTGCCGGTCGCAAAAGTAATACCAGTAGCACTTGATGCACCCAAGTCTATGGCATTTATAGCGGCAACTACTACGGAACTACCGGTGATTTCAGACCAACCAATATTATGAGCATATCTACTGCCGCCACCGCTGGGTGCCTCTAGCATCATCTGGTAATCAGTTAATGTTCGGCTTAAAGTTGAGGATAAAGTAGGCATCCCCAGATCAAGAGTAGTTCTAGGAGAACTCGTGCCGATCCCGACATTTCCAGCTTTGGTAACGCTCAATAATGGGAGGTCTACGTTTGCTGTACCAATGACAAAATTATCAGTACCGTCATCATGCCCAATAGAGTATTCAACAGATCCATTATTTGAAAACTTTATTTCGGTATCACTGCCAGTAGGTGCGTTAAGTCCTATTCTGGCATCCCCGCTTGTTGAATTAACATACAATTTCTCAACCGGAGAACTCGTGCCGATCCCGACATTTCCGTTCAGACTAAAGTGTGCAACGTCAGTGGAACTAGCCCCATTATAGCCTTTAATAACTAACGATCCGTCAGCCGCAACACGTCCTAGGCTCCACTCATAAGTAGAAGAATAACCAAGTTTAATTTGCTCATCAGATGTAGTGTCGTAGACTGTTAGCTTACTGCTCGGAGAACTCGTACCAATCCCGACATTGCCCGAGCTGTCTATTCGCATCTTTTCAGAACTACCGGTAGTCCAGATATGGCTAGTTGCTGCATGGTTATTATATGTAAGTCCGCTAGCATCACTCCATAGTGTTGCTTGAGCACTACCAGCAGTGTTGCCAAGCTGTAACTCACCGCCACTTGTGCTTTTAATGTTCAATGAGGTATAACCACTGACACTTGATATAGTGCCATTTCCAATTATGGAGTTACCCAAGGCGGTCAAGCTATCCGCAACCGTTAAGCCAGTTGAATCAACAGTGAGTTTTACGTCAGCAGCACGGCGAACCCTTAAAGACCCGTCCTTGAAGTTAAGCTCCCCGCCTGAACCCTCTGTAATTAACCGCAGATCATAATCGTCAGAGGATGGGGATTTGAGGTCAATGTAAGCCCCAGATGGGCCACCAACTTCTATAACCCCAAGTCCAGTTGATGTTTCAACAGTCAAACCATCCGCCGTCACCGTGCCCGTTACATTAATGCCAGTGGATGTGGTGGTTAGTTTTATGGCGTTTCCAGTGTGGTATAAGTTTACACCCCCGCCATCTTGAGCATATAAGTATATCTCACTGTCTGCTGCGTTTTTCAGCCTAAAGTTGTTTACGTTTAGAATTAAGTCGCCGGTTCCTGCGTCTTTAATGTAACTGTTGCTACCATCATGGTAAATCTGAAGGTCACTACCAGTACCAAGTATGAGTTTGTCATTATCCGCCAGCGATACATCACCAGTCACACTAACATTACCAGTAGCATCAATATCTAACGCAGCTGCGGGGAATTCACCTAGATCTCTACTTTTACTCATCCGATCACCCCTGCATTTTCATTAGCTGCTCGCTGAGCTGCCTTGACTTCCTCTGTCCAAACTGCTGTAGCGATACCCTGAACCTCGGCAGACTCACTTGAGATATCTGTGTCGGTGTGCGTCCATGTGCCGTCATCGGCTTGTGAGGAGCTTACACAGGTCAATGCGTG